CTGGCAACATTCGGTACACAGATACTGACATGGCTGACAGCGGGTTCCAGAACCTCCTGTTCAAGGGTGCGCCTGTAACGTTTGATGGAGATTCAAACCTTGCTGGCAAAATGTACTTCTTGAACACGAAGTACCTGCAACTTGTTGCACACAGCGATGTTTGGTTCAAACCAACACCGTTTGTACGACCAACTAACCAAGACGCTGTGTTCTCACAGATTCTTTGTTACGGTAACCTTACAACCAGTAACCGTTCACGACAAGGACTACTTGTCGGTCTAACTGACTAAGGATACTAATGGCTAGAGGCTACGCTTACGCACATAAAGCTGGTTCACGACCCTACGGTCAACCAAAGGACAACTTTCGTGAAAGTACTCCTAGACCTGAAGGAGTCGGACCTTCTAGGAACGTCCGACAAGTTATGGACACCAGCGTGATGCAAGCAGAGCCTACTCTAGTTAGTAAATGCAGTGCGTTGACTCGCAGTGGGGAAGCCTGTAAAGGGCGACCCCCTGCGGGTAGCGACCTGTGTAACTTTCACAGGAAGTAAACATGAACATAGCCGAAATGAGAAACTATGTTCGGGGCATACTGGACATAGATGTATCTGATATATCTGATGACATTCTTAACCGTTTCATTGGTGAAGGCTATGACCAAGTTGTTTACTCCGAAAAACGTTGGACTTTCTATGAAACAGAAACAACGTTTTCTACAGTCGCGAACACATCAGACTATGATTTAGAGACAGACGGCGCAGTTCTCACTACAGGTCTTCGTGATGTGGCGGCTTTACGAACAGACGACCATGTACTTACTTACATAGGTCGTGACGATGGTGACACTGTTTATCCGTTAAATACCGCTGGAAGCGGTGACGTTTATTATTACTCTATGTGGGCTAATAAAGTCCGTTTGTATCCCAAACCATCTTCTGCTGAAACAGTGTATGTGCGTGGATATTCCAAACCTTCTGCGTTTGGTGTAGGTAGCGTTGACACGGCTACCCCTTCTGATTTTCCTGAACCATTTCATATCTTGTTTGCGACTTACGCTATTGCTCGTGCCTACGAGCAACAGGAAGACCCTCAAATGGCGCAACAGTATTACGCCATATTTGCAAGAGAGCTAGACAATTTGCGAGCTAGGTATCTTGATACACCTGCGCCTCAACCAATTATTCTAAATTCCAGAGATGCTTCTCGTTGGAGGTCTAACAGTATATTGCCTGACAGACTACGTTATAGCTGGGAGTAGCTATGGCTAAACAACAAGGCTATAAAACAGAAGTCCTTGCAGATTTCCAAGGCGGTATAAACTTTCGCACAGACCAGTTTAACTTAGCCCCTAACGAATCACCTGATTTATTAAACGTTTCAGTTGACCCTAGAGGGGGAGTTAAGCTTCGTAATGGTGTTACAGCAATAAACACTAGCGCAGAGTCTCATAACATTAATGGTTTGGCTTCTTTCTTTACTGACGGCGGTACGTCACACATTATTGCTAACACAGGAGCTTCTAGTAACAACATAAAATACAGTACAGGTAGTAATTTTACTACGTTGAGTGGACCTACAGCTAGGACGGCAACGTCCAAAATGTATGGCATGACTATGAATAATGTGTTTTATGGTGTTTCTGGTGATGTAGTTTCATTTAAGTGGGACGGTTCTAGTGGCGCTGATTTAGGTGTCACTCTTGAGGGAGGGGCAGGCAATTTTCCAATAGCACAATATGTTACTTTCTGGAACAATTTTGCTTGGGTGGGTAAGACTCGTGAAGGAGGAACTTATCACAACTCTAGAGTTCGTTGGTCTAATGCTAATGACCCTGAAAAATGGAACGAAAATGATTATGTAGACATAGGTAAAGGTGAAGGAGGCGATGGCATTACTGGCATTGTTCCTTTAGCTGACCGTATTCTTGTCTTTAAAGCTAACAGCGTTCACGCTATATACGGATTTGGTTCTGACTCATTTCAAGTAGTGACGTTGACTACCAGTATAGGTTCTACTCCTCTATCATCCCCTGTGGTAACCCCCTTCGGTGTGTACTTTTGGCATGACCGAAGGGGAGTTTACCTTTATAACGGGGAAGGCTTTACAAACATATTTACTAAATTGGAACCTGCTATAGATAACTCAAGGATTACTTTCTCTAATCCTCCCCAGTTGGCTTGGTTCCAGAACCGTTTGTATCTCTCTTTAGATATGTTGCAGTATTACAAGTCGGGGACTCAAGCCACAACAAGGCATGTGTTCATATTTGACCCTTCTATTAATGCGTGGACGTTAAGTGATATAGATGCTGACACGATACACGCTCATAGACCACCTAATGGACAGCATCTTTTGTTAGGTGCTTGTTCAGGTTCTGGGCATACTGGGCGTGTTATCAAGTTAGAGCAATCTAATCCTACTGATGCGTATGATGGCTCTACTGCGGCTCATATAGATTCGCATTTTACGACTACTTGGATGTCTGGTAGAAATCCTGTTGAGCGTAAGCGCTGGGGTAGACCTCAGATAGTTTTGGATGCGGCTTCGTCTTTGTCTATGCAAATAGACGTTTATCAAGATTATGATAAAGCTTCTACAAATAGGATTATTAACGTAGAGGTTGCTGGTCGTGGGTCTACGAATACTTGGGAATCTAGTTCGTCTGGTACGGGCAGTCTTTGGGATTCAGCTATTTGGGCTTCTGAGTCTGCTTCTAGCATAACTGATGTTATTCGCGCACCTAGTTTAGGTAACGCTAAATCAGTTGCTTTAAAATTTAATGGACCCTCCCAATCTGTTGATTGGGAGGTCAATGGAATTATGTTTACTTACAAACCTAGGAGAACAAGATAATGACTTTAGATGTTACAAATAACTTTACTGCTGGTGAGGCTATTGTTGCTTCAGAAATGAACGCTAACTTCACTGATGTAGAGAATTACGTTAATAACAATTTGCCTGCGCTTGGTACGGCTAATACGTTTACTGGAATAAATGCGTTTAATGCGCAAGTTACTTTATCGTCCATTTTAACTGTGGCTGGTGCAACCACGCTTAGTAGCACTGTTAACATTGATGGCGATTTAGACGTTGATGCTAATACTCAACTTGACGGAACTTTGACTGTTGGTCTTAATGACACAGGGCATGATGTTAAATTCTTTGGAGCTACAGATGGTAGGTATATGGAATGGGATGAGTCAGCGGATAAGTTAACTGTTGATGGGGATTTTGTTGTTGCTTCTGCTGGTAGATCATTTTTTGCTAGCACAAACGATGTTACTGATTCTGGGGTTTCTGGAGCTGTAATTGTAGGTAGTGCAGATGGAAGCGGGCAACATATAGCTATAGACACTAATGAAATCCAATCTAAATCTGCTGGTGATTCTACAAGTCCTTTGCATCTAAACATTCTTGGAGGGCAAGTAAGGATTCACGATGGAACAAGTAGCGCACCTGCTATAGGATTTAGCGATGATACTAACGTAGGTATTTATCGTCAGACTACTGATACTTTAGGCTTTGCTGGCAATCTTTTTATGGCTACTGCTATGCCTCAAACAAGTACTGGATTTTATGCTACTTTGCGTAGGTTTAGTGATGGAACTATTAAAGAATTAACTTCTAGTGAGCGTTTTAAAAAAGACATTACTGACGTTGCTTTATCTGATGCGTATAAAGTTTTAGATGCTAGACCAATTCATTACAGAGACATAAATGATGATTCTTCTGCTCCTATTCAGGCTGGTTTGTCTGCTGAAAGTTTGCATGACTCTGGTTGGACTTACGCTGTCACATATGATGAGGATGCGACAACGCCAAAAGGTATTCATTATGAAATGCTTGTTGCTCCATTGATTGCGGTAGTTAAAGATTTGAGTACAAGACTTGCGGCTGTGGAGGGCTAATGCCTAAAGACATCCAATATACGAAACTGTTAGGACCACAAGTAGAGATACAAATGACAAATGGTCCTGATTATGAAGGGACCTATTCTGCGTCTACGTCATATGTGGCGGGTGATGTTGTAACCTATAACGGTTCTTCGTATGTTGCGAGGCAGAATACGACTGGGAATGCGCCAGCGGAGTCGGCGTATTGGCAGACGTTAGCTTCTAAAGGAAATGATGGTCCTACAGGTCCATCAGGTCCTTCAGGCAGTACGGGACCCGCAGGACCTACTGGTCCAACTGGTCCAGCAGGTCCAAGCGGTCCGACAGGTCCACAAGGACCTCAAGGTCCTCAAGGTCCACAAGGTGACACAGGTCCAACAGGTCCGACAGGAAGTACAGGTCCTGCGGGACCAACGGGTCCTACAGGTCCCGATGGTCCTAGCGGTCCTACAGGTCCTGCTGGTCCTACAGGACCAACAGGTTCTACTGGACCCACAGGTCCTACAGGCGCACAAATACTTAATGGCAGTGGCGACCCCTCTGGTCCTACAGGTTCGGATGGCGATTTTTATATTGATACTGGTGACAATGAGATATTTGGTCCTAAGGCTAGTGGTAATTGGGGTTCTGGAACGTCTTTAGTTGGTCCTACAGGACCTAATGGTCCAACGGGTCCTGCTGGTCCGACTGGACCTGCTGGTGGTACTGGTCCTGCTGGTCCTACGGGACCTGCTGGACCTTCTGGTCCTGCTGGACCTACAGGTCCTGAC